CTAAAGTTACATCCATTACGTATAACATCCCTCTCCATAACAAATTATACATAAAGTATTAACTTGTTTGACGTAGATTACTATTTTACTTTTATAGATTTATAGATAATAAATAGTAAGACTACTGACATTATAGACATTAGATAGTCAGAGGTAATTTCTTGCCCAGTTGTATATTTATAGGCAATACTACCACCGATGACTAATGTCAATAAAAGATCAAAAGCCATCATAAATTTACCTTTTTTTGTTATGGTCATTTGTTATGACACATAACACTGTTAACAAAATTAATCCGACATTAACGATGAAGCTAATGTTGGAGATAACAGTCAGCATACCTGCTGCAATAAGAATAGCTATAGTTAATTCAATCATATCTTATCACTCTCCCATATACTTTTCAAGTATGTGTAAGAGTGCCTTAGATATCTTATAACCAATTACAATAATTAATGCTGTCAAGATTACCGAAGTGGCATAAATAAAGATTAAGATTCTCCCTTCAGGGGCTTGAAGCATATCATGTACAATGTAACCGAAACAAGCAATATAAATAATAGCACCTATGACATATAGTAGATTATTCTTTGAAATCATAAGTAAATTCTCCTTTCATTTATTATTGCTTTGTTCAAGGTTATACGTCAATCTTCTCCATTGTAGGGTATGGTAACCCCCATCTCCAATCAATAGAGAATGATTTACCACAATCATTGCATTTAAATTTGTATAATTGGTATCTATTCAAATTATCAAGTATTTGTTCTGGATCTTTACTAAATGCTAGTATAATATTAGCATAACTCACTGGTTTACCATTAGCAGTAAATAGATCAAAGTTCTTTGAATAACACTTAGGGCAAGTACAGTTATCAATAACTGCTTCTTTCATATATCTCACCGCCTTAAAAAATAAAACCCTCTAGGATTATGTATCCTAGAGGGTAATATATTATTTATTATCCATTCCTTCAATAGCTTTCTTGATTTGAGCTTCAATATCAGATTCTAATTGAAGTTTACGTTCTTTTTCTTCTTCTGGATCTATTTGTTTGATACCATACTTTTCAATACAATCATCAATAGTTTTGTAGATGATATCCATAGTAGTTTCCAAAAGTTCTTTAGGCATACCGAATAGTAAATCGATTTGTTGTTCTAGACGTGGTTCAAACTCAAGTAATTGAGTGAACACGATCTTTTCATATTTACTTTCAGCATCAACTTCCATAGTAGCATTATTGAAGTAGTTAGCATCGATGAAAGCATTACGTAATTCAATATTTTCATCATGTTGATGTTCAAATGCTTCTTCAATAGTAGCTAGGAATCCTTTAAGACTAAATTCTGGTTCAATACCTGCTCTGATAAGATTATTAGTATATCGTGGATAATAATATAACTTTGCAAAGATGTTATTATTATTAATTTCCATGATATCTAATACTTCAGCAACAAAACCATGTACGTTTGGTACGTTAAATTTACTCATAACTACTTGGCTTAAGATATCAGTAGATTTAGCAAGATTGAAGTCGATGAAAGTTTTAACTTTCTCTAAGTTTAAGTTATGATAAACTACATCGATGTATGTAAGAACTGAATATAGATGGGATTGTGTAGATTCTCCACCACATAACCATTTAAAGAATGTAGCGAAGAAAGAGTAAATACCATTATAGTCTTTCTTAGCAACTAACTTAACGAATACATTAAAGTTAATCAATAATGTATACATAGAATCAGATTCACGATTCACAGCTACACTGAATGGGTTATCAGTTAAGTATTCAGGTTCAATATCTTCATTGTATACCAAGATGATATTTTTACCACGAATATTTAACTTACGACCAAATGTATGAGTAGTAACAATGATTCCTGGGTCAGATGCAATAAGTTCATCATACTTGATGAAATAACTTTCATTATGGTCATTGAGAAGATTATAGTCTGGGGAAATACTTTCTAGTTTATCCCAGTACAAAGAATTTGTATCAAGAAGTTTAACTAGATAGTGACCAAAATTATGAATATCAGTGTTTGCTTGTCCTACTTGCATAGAATCCTCCTATTTAGTTTTAGTATAAATAATACGGCGAATATCGCCCTCAGCAACTTTAATTGAATCGGAATATTTAGCTTGGCTCATGTCAAGAAGAATATCAGTGTATTCTTTCTTGACACCGCCAACTACTACTTTACCGAATTCAATATCTTTACCAAGTTTATTATAGCGTTCTTTAAGTGCTTCCATTTGAGTTCTGGAGAACACGAAATATCTGTAGTAGATATCAGCCATCTTAAACCTCCTCAAAGTATATTGAACAGCTGTCTTCCATGTTAATTAAAGCTGGACGAAGTTGTTTCTCAAATGCTCGAGTCCTAGCTACCTTAACAATTGCTTGACCAAGTAAATGGGCATCAAATGCTACTGCTTCAGGATCTCTAGTATCTGTTAATTCTAATCCAGCATCATCTGCTAACATAATTGCAGATGTATAACCTTTCTCTTCACGGTATATATTAAGCATCTTACTGAAGTTGTCATCCCATACATTAGGTTCTTCTTCATTAGTGAAAGAGTTCCATTCATATACACCATAGTTGAGTGGACATAACATCCCACCTACACCAGGATCTGATGCGGAAGATGTATTCAAATCGATAATCCCTAAATGAGATGGATCAATTGCACGTACATTACGTGCTACATTCTTACTATTAGATTCACCAGGACCAGATGGACCTTTAATGGTGTACTTTAATTGTAAGAATGAGTCTCTATCGTTAACCATATTACGGAAACCTTTCAAGTTAGACTTCTGTAATTCAGCAATCAAAGCCATTGGTGGTGTATTCAATTGCTGTTTGATACGATAAGCTTCCATGTTAGGATCATGCTTTTCCGGTAAACGTCTAAGCTTAACATTGATAAGCATGATATACATAGCTGCAATATATTCAGACCATCTAATCCGTTTAGAGGAAGCATCTAAGTTATTCTTTAAACGAATTGAAGAGAACTCACATGCCATCCATTTCAATACAGAATAGATATCTTCTTTGATATGGTCAGGTAGACGCAAACGTTTCTTAGTTGGAATATCATAAGAGTTTTCCAAGGATTCAATGATTGCATTACCTTTAGTAAATACTGAAGTTTCAGAAGATACAAAGTTGTAACCTAATTTACATACCCAGAATTCTGTAGTATAAATTTGGTCAAGTGTAGTCTTCTTAGTTGCATATAAGCTTATAGCTTTAGCAAATGATGCAATGAAAGATTGTAAGATACGATCATTATCTACAAAGGTTTTCACTGCAGAGATATAGAACGGGCTCTTCATATGGCTATTGGCAATCGCAAAAGTATAATATTCTGGATCGTCAATATCATGATCGGAGATCTTGATTATATCTTCAAAGTTAAACTTGCTTAAAGTTTCATACCATCCGAATCTAGCTAAGTAGTATTCGAATAGTGTAACCTTATGGTCAAATAGATATACACTAAACATAGCCATACGTAATGTCTTCTCTTTCGTTGTGTTTAGATCAACGAAGTTACGAAGCATCTTAACTGCATTGGAGTTTGTCTTAAGTGTAATAGATTGAGTCTTAGCAGCAGCTGCTGTAGTATTATTATAAGTACTACCATCAACTAGCTGGAATAATGGGAAATAGTCATTACCATTCAAATGAATGTAAGCCCCATCAATAACTCTTGGTATCGCAATAAGTACATCGAAAGTATCTTCATCTTTAGCACAGGCTACATGATAAGTTACTTTCAATATCTTAAGGTCAGAATCTTTGATAGATATAGATGGAGTTTCATCACCGATAAGTAGCTTTTGTACTTCAGTGTAATCATCTATAACTTCAAATCCTAATACTTTGATAGTATAGAATTTATTTCTTTCACAAGAAAGAATAACGTCCTTCAAGTCTTCAATGATATCATCATCAGACTTAGTGAAGAACTTATCGTTGAACTTAGGTCTATTTTTATCGTTATAGTCTGCGATAAACTTAGCTTGTGTGTTCATTGTCACCCTCCCCAATATTGGTGATCTTAACTTTAATTTGTGACCCAATTGGATTAGGTACATTTGGTTCTCTATCTTCAAAGATTACATAACAATCCATATCTAATGCTTCAGAGATTGTCTTAATCTTTGCTAATGTGATAGTATCCTTTTCAAATAGACGACGGTCATTATTAAAGTTATCCCCAAACCGATAAGCATATTTGTTGATATCAATATTCTTACGATTAACAGCTTCCTTTAGACCAATCATCTCAGGTAAGTCATTTGGTTTAATTCTAACATTGAAGATATTATCTGGATTAATCAAGATAGTCTCTTCCATAGAACGTAACTCACTGGACTTTTCAATTTGATCTTGCATGCTCTTAGCATTGCTAAAATCAATAATCTTCATATTCTCTAATTCATATTTAGACTGGTCTTTATCTGCACTGATGAAAGTCGCCATACATCCATCAAGTACAACACCATTAGTTTGATATGCATTAGATTTGCCTATAATAGGAAAGACTTTACCATCTTCTTCAATAGCAACGTTAATGTCTTCAGCATTCTTCATTGCTTCATCGAAGTCATAGATGGTATACATCGTTCCATTTACTACGCCTTTTTTCATTTCATGTGTCTCCGATTAAAAATAAAAGATACAATGGGAGGTTAGGTTATTCACCTAACCTCCAACATTATCAGTTATTATTCAACGTCAACTAGTTTATCATCTTTGATGAATTTCTTCAAGTCAACAGCTGGTTCGAAGTCAATAACACGTTTACCATCTTCTTCAGTTGCAGTAACTGTAAGATATTCATCAAATTTAACTTCATAGCCATCTTCATCGATATCTGTTTTGTTAAGATTCAATAATGCGTTGATTACAGAAGACAAGATAACACGAGTGATATCGAATACGAATGCATTGTTAACGAATTTGTTATTAGTCAATACATACATAAAACGATTCAAGAAGCGTTGAACTTCTTCATCACTCAAATCATATACAGTAGCGATATCTTTAACGCCATCTTCGTCTAATTCAAAACGAGCTTCGAAGGAGTTTTTACCTTCATCATCCACTGCACGTTCTAAAACGATACCGGCAATGAATGTGCCATTTTTGTCATTGACACGCAATACTGCTTCGTTTTCAAACTTAGTGTTTGCCAAGAATTTAACTGCACCAAATAGTACAGATTTCAAAACGTTTACGAACTGATGGGAACGTAAGATGATTTGGTCTTCAGCTTTCAAGCGTTCCAATACAGTTTCAATAATGTTTGTTTCTTTAATGTCTTTTACCATGGTTGTGTCTCCTTTGCATGGAAAATAAAATATAATACGTGACCATAGACTATATCATGATCACGTATATAATATATTAATATTCTGTAAGTTAGTTTGTAATTTTTTACAAACCAAATCTTGCTTTAAAGTCAGGCAATGCCTCAATCTGAATACCATACTTGAGTGCTTTGTCTACTTTAGAACTACTGAATCCCACATGAGGAATCACTAGAATATTTGTATCTCTAGTTACACTTGTATCTGTAACGAAATACCCGAGAGGTGCCATTCTCTCTGCTAATGTATCATCTCTAAATCCAGTGATTACAATCTTCTTACGATTATCTACTAGATTATAAGTTCTGACTACATTATTCATCTTCATGATAGTAATGAGATCTTCAGCAAAGACTTCACGTTCATTCAGAATAGTCTCTACTGCAACTTTACCGATCCCTTTTAGTCTCATGAGTTTAGTTTGCAATTCACTATCAGGTAAGTTTAATACTTCTTCTATCTTCAAAGCATGAAGTACAATCTTCCAAGTCTTAATTGCAATATCTGTAAAGCCAAGAGCACCAATGATATTATAATCATATACTTGCTTTGTCTTTAGTTCGTTTACCCGCTCCATGAACTTCTTACTATTGACATCACCTAAGATTGCTAATCTACTAGGTGTAATATTAAGAAGATCAGTGAATGAAGTTATACTTAAATCCTTAATTGTAGCTTCAGAGAAATCTCTAAAGTTAATCTTTTTAAGCATATCTGCCATCCTAGCGATACCACGACCAATGCATTTGGGATTAGGACATGATACAGATTTGCCGCTATAGGACTCTACCAGTAGAGTACCACAGGCAGGGCAATTATCGATGAAATCCTCCATAGGTCTTGGATTATTATCATTCTCTACACAATCATGTCTAGATACATATGGCATTACATCATTGACATAAGTCACATCAATAATATCATTGTATCTTAATGATAATGCTTTGAATCTTTCATATGAATGACCACTTGCTAAGTTATGAACTGTGCCATTGAATTCAACTGGGTCAAACATAATCATCGGTGTAATAACACCATTCTTACCAACTGTATATTGGTAACCACGGAATCTTGTAGATCTAACCATAGCATTGAACTTGATTGCAATACTATACTTATTCACATGATTCTCTCGACCAAGAGCTTGAATGATATTCTTATCAGTATAAGATACCACAATACCATCATAAGCAAATGGCATATAAGATCTAAACCAATCAGCATCTTGGACAAACTTATTCACTTGGAATAATACTTGGCTATAATAACCTTGAATGATTCTATATCTATTAGGCTCTTTAGTAGCAAAGTATCTATTCATGAATTCTAATTCTTCTATCCGACTATTGAAGTCTAAAGAAGTTGCTAATGGTACTAACGTAATAAAGTCAATATAATCTCTAGCATTAGCTGAACCAATAATACCAGCTATTGCAGTTCTCATATTCTTATAAGTTTTACCAGTAGCATTCTGGAATCTAACTAGATCTTCTTTAGTAATGATTGCCTCGAACTTCATACCGATAACTTCATTATCAGATAACTCATTAGGAAATCTATAACCATATAAGATATCAGTTAAATCTGTAGCCAAGTCAGCATCTAAATCTCCTCGAGTTCTAGCACTGACTACTTTACTATTTACTTCAGCTTCTACAGAT